TCTAAACGTTAGAAAACAAACTTAATGAGGAAATCAATAAGAATATTGAACTTTCAAAAAGTAACGGTGAATTAGTAAGACAAGACATCATTGATGAGGCGTCAAAAACACTTGCTGAAACTGATAAAGAAAAGTTCAAAAAACTTGCTGAAGAAGTTGAGTTTGCAAACGTAGATGGATTTAAAGAAAAAGTAGCTACTATAAAAGAAAGTTACTTTGGACAAAAATCTGAAACATCTAACGATTTAGATGATGTAGCGGCAGGCGAAGATACACACAACGTGGATTTGAGCGATGCTATGGCTGCTTATACCGCCGCTATTAGTAAAACTAAAGACATTAAGTTGTCAAAATAATAGTAAAGAGGAGAGATAAAAGATATGTACTTATCTGAAACTTACGAAAAAAAATGGCAGCCAGTCTTAGAACACGGTGATTTACCAAAAATTACTGATTCATATAGACGTGCCGTTACAAGTGTTATCTTGGAAAACCAAGAAAGAGCACAAAAAGAAGACGCTGCTTTTATGACAGAAGCTGCGCCTACAAACGCAACTGGCTCTGGTGTTAACAATTGGGATCCAATTTTGATCTCATTAGTTAGAAGAGCTATGCCTAATCTTATCGCTTACGACATTGCTGGCGTTCAGCCAATGACAGGTCCAACAGGACTTATCTTCGCAATGAGAAGTAGATACTCAACACAGTCTGGTACTGAAGCATTATTTGACGCAGCTGATACTGATTTCTCTGGTAGAAATGCAGCTGGTTCAAGTGTAGATGGTTATTCATCAACTGCTGACTCAGGTACTAACCCAGCTGTACTTAACGATGGTTCTCCAGGAACATACACAAGTGGTACTGGTATGACTACAGCCGCTGCTGAAGCACTAGGTGACGCAGCTGGTAACGCTTTTGCTGAAATGGCATTCTCAATTGAGAAGTCAACAGTAACAGCTAAGTCAAGAGCTCTTAAAGCTGAGTACACAATGGAACTTGCACAAGACTTAAAAGCAATCCATGGTTTAGACGCTGAAACAGAATTGGCGAACATCCTTTCTGCTGAGATCCTTGCAGAGATCAACAGAGAAGTTGTAAGAACAATCTACATCAACGCTGAAAAAGGTGCTAGTGCAAATACTGGTACTGTGAACACAACAACTGAAGGAATCTTTGACTTAGATACTGACTCAAACGGTAGATGGTCTGTTGAAAGATTTAAAGGTTTAATGTTCCAAGTTGAGAGAGAAGCAAATGCTATCGCACAAAGAACACGAAGAGGAAAAGGTAACATCATTATCTGTTCTTCAGATGTTGCAAGTGCTTTACAAATGGCAGGTGTTTTAGATTACGCTCCAGCGTTAAACAACAATCTAAACGTAGATGACACAGGTAATACTTTTGCAGGTGTTCTAAATGGTAGATTTAAAGTGTACATTGATCCATATTCAGCAAACAACACTTCGAAGCAATACTTCGTAGTTGGTTATAAAGGTACTTCACCTTATGACGCTGGTATGTTCTATTGCCCATATGTTCCACTACAAATGGTGAGAGCAGTTGGACAAGACACTTTCCAACCGAAGATCGGTTTCAAAACTAGATACGGCTTACAAGCAAACCCATTTGCTGAAGCAGGTACTGGTGACGCAGCTGTAATCAACGGTTCAGGTTCTGCTAACTCAAACAGATACTACAGAAGAGTTCAAGTTGCGAACTTAATGTAATATAAGTTTGGTATTACAACCAATTTTAAGAAGGGGAGGGTTGAAAAATCTTCCCCTTTTTTTATGCCTATTTGATGGATAAATATAAGTATGACAACTACAAATAGTTTTTCACGTCAACCAACAAATTTGGACTATGCAAGTCCAACGCAGTTTAAATTTAATATATTAAAACTGCCTAAAGTTGAGTATTTTTGCACGGCCGTAAACATACCTGGTATTACATTAGGTACTGCTGAAATGGCAACACCACTTAAAAATATACCTCTACCAGGAGATAAACTTTCATATGACCCATTAAACATGACGTTTATGGTAGATGAAAATTTAGAAAACTGGCAAGAGATACATGGTTGGATTAGAGGTCTAGGATTTTCAGATAGTTATGCCGATTACAGAGGTGTATTAGCTTCTGGTGCAGATAGATTTCCTGGTTCAGACGTGCCTAGTTTAGAAACTATTGGTAAAACAAAATATGGTACTGCTAAAGATGGTGGTACTTTTTCAGACGCAACGTTAACCGTATTGACAAGTAAAAACAATTCTATATTGGAAGTAAGATTTTCAGACTTATATCCAATTAGTATTACTGGTCTTAATTACGATCAACAACCTACAGACGTGGATTATTTAACAGCTAGTGTGGTATTTGGCTATAAAATTTACAACTTTGCAAGTGTAAATGCCTCAACAACTAGTTTAACTACATCATAATAACCTTTACATTTTAAAGGTTTTGTGATATAATGAGGATATTATGGATATAGAACAATTACAGGAATTGGCTGATAAAGATTTAAAAATCAATGATTCAGAGTTGGATATTGAAGCTTTAAAAACACCCCAATTACACAACAAATATTTAAAGCACCTAAACAAATTTAAATTACTTCTTACAAAATCTCAAGCAGAATTAAATACTTTAAGACGTGATAAGTGGGAATATTATACAGGTAAAGCTGATGCTTCTGTGTATGCACAAAAACCATTTGATCTAAAAATATTAAAAACAGATATTGACAAATATTTAAATGCTGATGAAGAAATACAAAGACTAACTCAAAAAGTAGAATACTTAACAACAGTAATAGATTTCTTAGATAGAACTTTACGTCAAATTACCAATAGAACATTTGCTATAAAAAATGCAATTGATTGGCGAAAGTTTACTAGTGGTGCGATCTAATGTATACCAAGTACGATTACTGGATATTTCGTGGCTCTATTGACGAAAAAGTCTGTTCAGATATTATTGAAATAGGCAAATCACAAATAGAACAAGAGAAGAATAAAGGTGTAGATGTAACAGGTCTTACTGGTGGTAATTCAGAAAAAACAGATGATGATGTACGTTTAGCTCTAGGTGATAGAACTTTACAACAAGCTAAAAAAGAGTTTGGTTTAACCGAAGAAAACATTTACAAAAAAACTTATATACGAGATAGTGAAATTACATGGTTAAACAGAAACAAATATGATTGGATATATTCTACAATTATTGACCATGTAAATCAAGCAAACTTTGACGCAGGTTGGAGATACGATATTGATAGTTATGATGACATACAATTTACAACGTATCGACCTGGTGGTTTTTATGGTTGGCATCCAGATGGTGGTTCAGATCACTTTGCTAAATTAAAAAGAGATATTCCTGGTGTAATACCGAATGAAGAAAAGGGTAGATTTACACATACTAAATCAGCTGATAGAGTTGGTAAAATAAGAAAACTATCTGTTACAGTAAACTTAAATAGTGGTGATGAATATATGGGTGGTGATCTTAAATTTTCTTTAGACGAACACCAAACAAAATACGATAGTAAAGAATTAATAATAGAAGAAGCAAAACAACCTGGAACAGTTATTGTTTTCCCAAGTTATAAGTATCATTGTGTAACACCAATTACACATGGTATTAGATATTCACTTGTATTGTGGATGTATGGAAGGCCGTTTAAATAATGAGATCAGTAGAATTTTTTAAAGCATATAGTTATTTACCTATTGAAGGTATCATATCGCCAAAGATGGCACACTTTCTATATCAATATGTTAAACAAAATGCATATAGATTATCTGTATTAGAAAATATGGATAAAGATATGAACGACCCTATATTAAGGGAGTTTCATGGAATATTTGATGACGCACAAGCTCCTGGTGATTTTAGTAAGTATGGTGATCCTACTTTTGATACTTTAATGTGTTATATCAAACCACAATTAGAGGTAATGACAGAATTAAAACTAACTGAAACATATTCGTATCACAGATTATATACAACAGGTACAGAATTAGTTAGACATAAAGATAGACCAAGTTGTGAAATAAGTATGACACTATGTTTAGGATACGATATAATGAATTTACCTAAAGATCAACAAGAATGGAACTGGCCTATGTGGGTGCATACACATGGAGAAGATAAAGAAGTCTTTATGAAACCTGGAGACGGTATCATTTATAGAGGTTGTGATATAGAACATTGGCGTTTGCCATATATTGGTAACAATCATGCTCAAGTATTTTTACACTATAATAGTGAATTGGAAAACAAATTTGATAATAGACCATACGTAGGATTGCCTGGTTCGTATCGCTCTAAATAATTTTATGACGACAACAAGATATTTAATCATAGATAAAAAAGACGAAGTATATCTTAAAATAGAAGCTGACGCTGACATTAGAAGAGAACTTGGCGAGTACTTTACATTTGAAGTACCTGGTTTTAAGTTTATGCCTCAATATAGAAATAGAGTATGGGACGGAAAGATAAGATTATTTTCTTATGCAACTGGTCAAATATATGTGGGTTTATATCCTTATATTGTTAATTGGTGTAATTAAAACAAAGTGCAAATTGTAGATGGTACTAAAATAAAAGATAATGATATGGATGAAAAGTATATTGATAAGTTTCTAAAAGCATTAAAAATACCAAAGATAGAAATAAGAGATTATCAACGAGAAGCGTTTATACATGCAGTAAAAAAAGATAGAACTTTATTACTATCGCCAACAGCTTCAGGTAAATCACTTATTGTTTACTTAATATTGATCTATAATTTACTTAGATTAAAAGAAAAGAAAAATAATAAAGTATTAATTATTGTGCCTACAACATCTTTGGTAGAACAATTATTTAAAGATTTTAAAGACTATGGTTATAATAGTGATAGAAACGTACATAGAATATATCAAGGACATGGTAAAGATACAAACAAAAGAGTTGTCATATCAACATGGCAATCAATATATAATCAACCTAAAAAGTGGTTTGAACAATATGGTATGATAATAGGTGACGAAGCACACCTATTTAAAGCTATATCATTAACAAAGATATTAACAAAATTAGATAAATGTAAATATAAAGTAGGTCTTACAGGTACTTTAGATGGTACAAAAACTCATAAATTAGTTTTAGAAGGACTGTTTGGTACAGTCAATAAAGTTGTATCTACAAGTCAGTTACAAGAAAACAAACAACTTGCAGATTTAAAAATAATGTGTTTAATATTAGAATATGATGACACAGCTAGAAACTTTTTAAAAGATAAGAACTACCAGGAAGAAATGGACTTTTTGGTATCTAATGAAAAAAGAAATAAGTTTATACGTAACTTGGCATCCAATTTACAAGGTAATACTCTATGTTTGTTTCAGTATGTAGAGAAACATGGAGAAATACTATATAATATGATAAAAGATAAAGCT